ACTCTTTTAAGATCAATTAAATCTTCTTTAGATCTTATTCCAGTTATAGCGTAAAAGTTTTCATTACTATTGTTTTTAGCATATTCTTTAGCTACTAACATTGGATTACTTTCACCGTCTACAATTTCAATACCTTTTAGATATTTAGAATAAATATTCCAAACATTCATAGATTCTTCTTTTGTAATACCGTTTCTTACTCCGCTGCTTATAAAAATTACTACTTTACTTATAGGTTCGATTTTGTCGCCACTTCCTTGTAAAGCACCTAAACCAGCTTTTTCATAATTGTCTATATTATATACTTTACCTCTATGAGAACCATTTAAAAGGCTTTTTACTACCTCGAAATGACCTTTATGCGGTGGTTTGAAAGCTCCTGGATATAATGCTATCATGCTAAGAATTTTTGTACCTTTTTATCGATATCAGCAACTGAGGAAGTTTTAAGAAGTTCTTGAAAATCTGAGCTAAATAGCATTTCGGCTATATTTTTTAATACGTCATCTAATCTTTTTTGAGATTTTTCTCTTTTCAGTCTAAAATCATCTCTTACCTTTATTAACTGATCATCTCCTGGGCCAGCACCATTTTTTTGATAAAGTTTTAAAAAAGCTTGTTTAATAGCTTTATCTTCTGATCTATTATTTCTATCATAATCTATGTCAGCTACAGCATTATTGAAAGCTTTTTCTTCTTCCGGGTTCATCTTTACTGGTTCGAAAAAAGATGATTTACCAGCTTGATTCTTTTCGTTATAATCTTTTAAATATTCTTTAACACCGTTTACTCCTCTTTCAGCTGCTTTATTAAAACTTTCTACTTCTTTTTTGTATTTACCTCCTCTATCACTAACAAATATAGATAAGTTATCTCCTAACATATCTCTATATCTGCTTATTAGTTGATATACGTTACGCCAAGTTGAAAATACCGCTATAGAAGGAAGTGATCTTTTTCTTTCAAAATTTGCTGCATATGAAATCATTGGGTGAGCATATACCATAATCATGTATACGTCATACCCTTTATCTAAAAGTTTTTGAATTTTAGACGGATTAGAAGCTGTTGTATCCCAAACAAAACTAATTCCTTCTTCAGCAGCAGCTTCTACGTCCTTGGCTACTTGATTTGTAGCTGGTGTTAGTTTATTGTAAAACGGATGGTTTGGGTCTTCAACATACTTATCAGGATTAAATTGAGTTAAAGAAGTAAGATCTAACTGATTTAATAGAAAGGTTTTACCTGTTCCTCCACCTCCAGCCATAACTACTGCTTTAGGTTTTTCTATTTGTTCTTTTATTAAGCTCAACAATTCTATCATTATTCTCTGTTTATTTTTCCTCCTCTAGAAGGAGTTGATGGTCTTGAAATAACATTGTTACTTGGTCTAGAGTAATTATTACTAGGTCTAGAATAGTTATTACTAGGTCTAGAAAAATTATTATTAGGCTTATAGTTATTATTACTCGGCTTCCAGTTATTATTTGGTTTTACGATTATGTTGTTATTGCTATTACTTGGTTTATAATTATTGCTATTATTAGGTTTGTAATTATTAATTAAAGTATTTATAGCATTATTATTAACCGGTCTTTTATTTATATTAACCAGTCTGTTAGTCTGAATCCTACTAGATATACTTCTATTAAGATTAGAGGTTAGACTGCCTCTTCTGCTAGCATTATAAACTACATTGTAACTTGAATTATTAAATGGTCCTTGATACCAATTATTCCAAGGTCTCCAAGGTCTCATATACCAGTCCCAATAATTCCAAGGTCTATAATAAGAAAAGAAATATGGGGAATAAGTAAAATAATTATGGTGCCAATAATAATCAAAATCTAACCATAATGGCCTATACCCCCAGTAGTTATAGTTTCGACCCCAATACCAGTTGTAGTCTCTATAAAATCTAGGTCTAAAGTCTAAAGTTATAGTTTTAAATTCTAAACTAGTAAATAAGTTGACTGTATCTTTTTTTAATTCATCTAAATAAACTATTTCAGTTTTACCAGAAGATGAAGAAGAACCATAAATAGCATCAAAGTTACCTGCAGAATTTAATAATCTATATTCAAACTGTGCTCCGCAACTACATAGTAGAGTTAAAATACCTCCCATTAATAGTCCTTTAATCCATGATATCCAAGCTATCTCGTATACTCCTAGATTTAGCTTTACCATAAATTTAAAAACCATATTTTGATGCCATTCTATAAATTTTTTCATATTTTAAGAGTTGTGGGGTAACTCTTATAAATAGGTTCAGTAACAGGGTTTTCTAAATTATATAACTTATATATGGTTAAAAATAAATCAAAGTTATAGTCTACCTCATCTATTACCTTTATTTGCCACCCTTTACCTTGATATACTCCTTGTTTTTTAGAAGGTCCTTTAGTATGGGACTTCAACCATATTATTCCAGTTCTATCTACTTTTATACCTTTGGTCTCTTCTATAGCTTTAGCATAGGCAGCTAGCTGTAAGTTATAAGCTCTATGTAAATTATTAGAAGTTTTTAAGTCTAAGAGCCAAGTTTCACCGTTCATTTTAACTAAAAGATCAGCAGTACCTGCATATTTATGTTTATCTGAAAATACAAATTCTTCAGTAGAAATAAGTTCAGGTTTATGTATAGACCAAAAATCGTAAAATTTTAAAATCATTTCCCAAACTAATTGTGAATATTTAGCATTACCATAATCATCCATCCAGCTAACTTCTTTTCCTTGAACTAATAGTTCAGCTGCTTCATGTACCTGAGTACCTTCTTTACCTGCTTTTCTCATTATGAGATCCGCGTTATGTCCTACATCTTTTAACCAGTTATCAAAAAATTTATTTTTAGGCATATATTGAAGTATAGTAGTAACTGAAGGGTAGTAAACGCCTTCATCTCTTTTATAAACTCTTCTATCTAAAAAATTAATTTGTTTAAGTTCAGGTTTAAAATCTAATCTATTTTTTGAATTTTCACTTAGTATATTAGTTCCTTGCCTTATCATATGGCTTCCATTTTATGCAGCATTAAACTTGATAAGTCTAATTCTTCTGCTGTTTGTATCAAACGAGTAAAAGCTTTAAAGCCCATCTCGCTGGGATCTTTTTCTTTCAGGTCAACTAGGAAGATCCTCTTACCTAGGTTAAGTAATTTTTGTGATATTTCTAAAGCATCTTTTTGAGCATCTTTATCTAAAGCTATATAAATATCTTTTACATTAGATGTAATAATCTTTTTAGTTAATGAAGGAGACAAACTCTTTCCTAGTATAGGTATAGCATTTCTACGAATTGCAATAGCATCAAATGCTCCTTCACATAAAATAATAGGTTGATTCCAGTTAATTAAGTTTTCAAAAAATATTATGTCTTTTGAAGATTTCGGATTTTTGTATTTAAAATATGAGTTTTCATAAGTTCTTCCAATAAAATAGTTGAGCCTATTGGATGAAGAATAGCTTGGGATAATGATTCTTCCTCCATATTCTCCAGTTGTTGTATATCCAACATTAAATTTAATAAAATCATTTTGGGTAAGTCCTCTCTCATATAAATACTTTTTAATTTTATTTGCTATAATAGAAGAAGGAGAAGCTGATGTTAATTTTTTAAACTCTTTAGGTAATTCGACTACAGCATCGTTCTTATATTCATATTTTTTCCCTTTTTTTACAAATTTTAAAATTTCTTGAGCTTCATTTTTAGGTAATTTAAGCTGCTTAACTAAAGAGTATATAGACTGTCCTCTAGTCTTACAAACCCAACATTCCCAAAAATTTTTTCCTTCATCATTAGTAATCATACTAATTTCTAACTTAGGTTTACGATGATTACAGAAAGGGCAATGAAAAGCATAATTATCTCTAGCTCTTTTATGACTTTTGCCCAATACGTTTTCAATAGAACCTAATAAAAAAGTATAGTCCATACAAAACAGTTAAATTATAATATAAGAAAAAATATTATAAATACCAACTAGACATCTGTCATTTTTAACTTACCTGACTTAGGATGAACCATAAAATTATCAGGTCTTATATCTAACTCTAGTGGATCTATACCATAGTTTGATGCTTCTCTTTCTAATGCTATAATAAATTCTTCTGGAATATCTCCTTTATATTCCCCCATAACCTCCATTGTTATAATACCTAATTTTTCGTTTAACCTTTTGACATCAAAAATATAAACAAAATTATTAGTTTTTTTGCCTTTAAGTTTTTCAGCATGATCTAATTCTATAGAGTCGGTTGTTACTTTTACTGCCTTTCCTTTAAGTAAGTAAACTGAACCGTAATCTCCAGAACCTAAATATTTCCCTCCCTGATCTTGTATTTTATCTACTTCACGATTAAAATCAGGATCATATTCTAGGGGTCCCTCTAATATGATTTGTGAAAGTTTCATCTACCTTGTCCTTTATAAGCTTTTTTGTAGTTCCTACTACCTTTTAATTTTGACGTTTTACTTTTAGCATGTATACCTGGTCTTTTTCTACTTTTAGAACCTAAGTAGTCACTAAGAACTATTTTTGCCATTTATAATTTAATTACTTTTAATTTTAGATCACCGGTGCCTTTAATAATTCTATGATAGACACCCTTTCTAATAAATAGTCGTTTTAAACTCTCCGGGACGTTATTATCGTATTGAAACTTCCAGTCAGTTTCGTGTAGTGGTTCTATAATACGATCTTCAGGATCCCTGTGCCATACTAATTCTTCTTCATTAGTATCTTTACTAAAAAACCTAATATTACTTTTTTCAGTGTATGGTCTACTCTTTACCAAAAGCCAGGATAATTTCTACTACCTCCTAACGACTTCCAATAACGTCCTGTTCTACAAGCCCAATATCCTGCTTTAGTTTTATCTTTCTTAGCTGGACAGTTATGTCTATCGGAAAAAGCTTTACGCCTTTTAGGATCTTTTAATTTAACAGATAAACCTGATGTGTCTCCAAAATTTACTTTTACTACGTTTCCTTTATCATTTTTAACGTAAACGTAAAACTTTTTAGATCCTCCTCTTTTTGGTTTATTAAGCTGTACTTTTTTACCTCGGTATTCAGCTTCATTTAACATAGGTAAATCTAAAGGTACTTTATTACCTTCATAAATACCGTATTCTCCTATATCGGTAGTTTGTATTAATTCAATATCTTCTTCGTTAAGCTGTATATAACCGTCTCTCCAAGCTTCTCTTGCTTCAGCAAATAATTGTACAAAGCTATCACTAGAATAACGGTAGACATTTTCGTGTAATGATAGTTCATTATCTAAATGGTACTGTAAAGATGGTAGTCCGACTATATTTTTAATTTTAATCATATTATTTCATTTCAGGATGGAATAGGAATTTAACTATCTTAGCATCTTTAGCTACTTCTTTGCCGTCTATTTCTATTCCAATTGGGTAAGGTTTAGTTTTATCATCAGCCCAATAAGCTACATCGTAACTTTTATCTTCATTACTAGTAACTAATAGTCCTCTATTATAAGTATCTTCTTCAGCTTGTAGTACAACCATTTTACCGGTAGGAAGAATCATATCACCCATTAATTTGATATCTCCTTCGTCGTAACCGTCGTCGTTATACCTATTTTCTTCGTTTAAAATTATATCACTTAATTTCATTAAAATCTTTTCTATAAAATTTACCTAATATATTATCATTAATATAAACGTCTTTTTGTTCTAATACTTCATTTATAAATAGGTATTTACATTCGTAATAAGTAAGTAATTTTTTATTAGGAACAAAACAAAGTATTTTTCTTACAAAATCGGTAGGTTCTCCTTTTTTTAATAAATCTAATATATCTTTATGAGAACCATAGTAATCTTTCCAATCTGATTCT